GTAAAAATTGATTAGCCTCCCATTTTTTTACTAAGCATTATGTCGTCAGCGGCTAAAAGTTTTGCTATTGCTATTGCTCTTGGTGGTGTTGCGTGGACGTCGACACGCGTCTATGCAACCTACTGTGTTCCCGCAGGTTTTACCGGTTTCTTACAAAGCCTTGTAATGATGGATAGTTCTCCCTGTCAGGCTGTCTTTGCGCTCATCTCACACTCCCATACCTTGTATGCCAGTATGATCGCTGCCGTTTTATTTGGATTCTTGTCTCTTATGACAGAGGGAATCAGTTTTGTTACGGGGCGACCTCTCAATGAATGTGTGCCGCCTCATAAAACTGCGTAAAGTCTAAAAGATATGTATTTTAAATAGGTAAATGGGTTCATGGCTAAGCAAGAAATCTATTCTCCAAATTAATGACAAGAAATTAACTATGAAAGAGTTTCATGATATTAAAACTTTTAAAGATGTCATGCAAATTGCCGGTTATAATGTAGATGATTTAACTACTATACAAGTAGTAAACTCTAATGGAAAATATGAATATCTAAATGCGTGTGAAACCTTTAAAATTGTTCAAAGTATTCGGTACAATCAACAGTCAATCTATATAGCAAAACTTTATGGTAAAAATTGATTAAAGAAAAAATAATATAATTTTTTATAAGATGTCACGTTTGGTTCGTATTGGACAAAGAATGGTTGAAATTGCTGGATTACATGGTATTTGGATAGGACCTGATCATTTACATGGGTCACGTATAACACTATTCTATCTTAATAATCGCCCTACAGAGCAGATTACTTATGAGTGTGGTAAATGGGAGGAATGTAATAAAGACGCAAAAATTCTAGAGGAAGCTAAGAAAGATTTTAACAAAACTATTGGGCAAAATGCTCTTCAATAACGTTAGCTGGTAACCATATCTTTTTTTTCTCAACGATGGCACAATACATACTTCTGTTTTCCATATCCGATAGATCTCCTAATATGCGATTTCCAGCAGAAATTCCTCCATCAATTCCTACTGCACCACAGGAACACATTTTGAAATCATGTACATGTTTGCTTTCGATAGTTTCCTTACATTTCTTACAATAGATCGCATGCCTTGTTTGTGTATATCTTAGACCGCCATATACGATTGAAGGCATATTTATTAAATATTCTTCATAATTCTATAGGTATCTAAGATTCTGTGTATCCAGTTTTTTTCGATTGAATTATTTTCTGATTGTGGATGTAAACGTATAACTGATGATAATGTTTGATAGCGTATATCAAGAAAATGGCGCGGTTTTATATTTAATATTTCAAGATCATTATTCCAACCATTCCATTTCCCAGGTACGCCTAATGCATTAAGCATTTCTCCCTTGTCCATTGAACCATAAGGTATTTGCTCATTAAATAGATATGTCGATGTATTTTTAAAAGCAAGCTGATGTTCTTGGGCTGGGATATTTTTTATTTTTTCTGGTGATGTTAATATACTTTCATTCTCAAGTTTAGCATCCGATAGTCTTTTTTGAGGAATTGTTATATATTCTGTATCCTTTTTAATATTATTAATAATATCATTATACAGTGTCTCTGTAAAAAAATGATTTGAATCTAAAACAAATATCCACTCATATCCGTTTTTTTTCCCGTATTCAATACAATAATTTCTTGCCATGTTTATATTCATACAATATAGTCTATGATTTGACAAAGCTAAGGAAAGTATTTTATACTTAGGTATATCTGTACTATTTGATTGAATTAATAAAGTTTCAAGTAGATCTTTTGTTTTCTCATCAATATCAGGTATTTTTTTATATTCATTATAATCGAATTCTATTTCAATAAACGCAATACTATATTTATTTAATAGATCAATCAAATCTCTCCTTTTTTTTGGATCGATTATTCTATTCAATATATATAGTGTATCAGTATTATCGAATTTTCTTTCATTTATGATAGTAAATAAAAGATTATCAATTGTTTGATTTTTCCCATGTAAAGTTGGTAAATCATTTCCTAAAATTCGTGTAATTAAATATTTTTTCATACTCTACTTTATTCTACATTCTATAAATCTTCACTTTAAAACTCAGAAAACTTATTTTTCGTTTCCAAGATGTAAGGTAAAGTGTAGATCGTGAGAAGAGAGACACCCGCATATGTTTCTGGACCAGCTTCCTTCAAATACATCGCAATTAGCGCTGATGCGATCATCATTGCTGCGTCACTCAAGAGAATCTTTACGCCGCCGCTTGAATACCGTTTGAAAACGTCAATCATACGGTTGTGTCCTTGAGGAATCGGCTTGATAATCACTAGATAAAAGAAAATATCATGAATAAGTTGGACTAAAACCAAGATTGCTAAGAAGTACCATAAGTTGAAGCCATAACTCGCGGGCATGAAATACGTGTAAGCGTAGCGAGCCATAAAAAAACCGAGCGCAATGATGAAAACATCTGAAATGACCGCGTTCAAGCCGAAGCGTTCATACCATTGATTAATTGAAATACCAAGAATATCGGGAAGATACTTCGCCAAGAAAATAACTACAATATCCACGATCAAGATCGCGACTAAAATATACCACCAGTCTTTGGCATCCTCTGGATTTGTAATATCACCGAGTAGCATTCTATGTAGAGCACTTAAAATATACGGCTAGAATAAATGAGCTCAACACCCCCACCCGCCGCGGGACGTTCAGCAGCTGGATGGAGATTACCTGAAGCTCCAGTAAATCTTATGCGAAATTTTACTTTAGAAACGGTGCGAGCAGCTATTGAAAATGGTCGTGATATAAACGAGCAGGATAATTATCAAGGGTCAACTTTACTTATGGAGGCTGTCGCGAGAGGAAAAGAAGATATTGTTGAATTCTTGCTTGATAACGGTGCCAATGTAAATATACAGGATCACGATGGTGTCACAGCACTTGGATATTATAAAGATGCTATTTATAAAGAAGGTAATCTCGAAAAGATTGTACAGATGCTTCTAGAAGTTGGTGCGTGGTTTTTACCTGATAACAATGGACATATGATCAACGTAATGTCAGAAGAATTATACGATGAACTAAAGTCTGACGCCGCTTATCGGAATGCGTCTAACTCACCTTATAGCTATGGATCCTATGAAAATCAATACGGAAATAGTACTCCCACTCTCGGTCGCATCCGACAGGAGATGAGAGAAGAGAATCGAGCTATCCAAAGAGCTGAACAACAGGCGATCGCGAATCGTTATGCAGCAAAGATAAAAGCAGAAAACAACGCAAATATGGCGTGGCGTACCTCTGTAGGTCTTTCTCCATCTGAACGAGAAGTTACAAGAGAAAATCCTCCTACAACTCGCCGCGCGAAGAACATTCGCGATCTCATTCGTTTGTATGTAGGTCAGTTTGTAAGAGAGATAAAACTTGGATCCATGTCAGCGGCGGCAAATAAAGATAAGAGGATTTTTGTCGATATACGTATGCCAGTATTCGAATTAAAAAAGATAATACAATATTTTTTCCAGTATGATGTAAAGTTTGATTTGGTCTATCCTGCTTTTCATCTCGCAGGAAAAAAGACATTGGATGATGATCGTGCTCTATCTGATTATGGTCTTCGTAACGGATCGAGACTGATTATTTCTCTTAGAATTCAGAGCGGATATCGTGGTGGCACGCGGCGCTCTAAACGGCGTTCAAAGAAGACGCGGTCTCGGCGCAATTAGAGCTGCTCCTTCAAATCAAAGACAATCTCTACACAATCCAGTGGCTTGTTCTTCTCAATTGAGATGACATCGCGCGCCCAGAGACCAATAAGCGGGCTCTCCCCATGATAATCCCCACCACCGCGTCCATTTCCTTCGCAGGTAAGCAAAGGCAAAGGATGGAGTCCAAGTGCTCCGTAGCGCGTATCAATATTCTTGCGCTTATCAACAAACTGCTTCTTCGTGTGATTTACAATGTAAGGATACTGCGCTGTGCTGCATAAATACTCAGGATGAATCTTCTCCGTTTCTTCGCACATATAGTAAAGATTTTTATTCTCAGATTCCTCACAAACAACGGGGTTCTTTTGAGGAGGTCTTGAGCATAACTGAATTACCTTTATAAAATTTTGTTCTTCAGAATTTGGCTCGACATCAGCATAATCGCCTGCCCAGACAACGCGGGTCTTATGATATTGTTGATCGGGCGCCAAGAGAAACTCAAATGCCTGTACAAATTTGTTTTCTAGATAAGAATGCTCTGTGAGCTTGAGCCCGTTTCCATATTCATACGCCGCGGTCCATGCCATGATCTTGCCGTCCTTGTCCAGAAGAATCGGATAGTAATACTGTCCCATTTTTTATTTTATGGATTTTAAGTGGAGGGAGGATTTCAATTTTGCTCAGCTAATCTATACTTCGTGTCAAATTGACCAAAAGTATAGATTGTAAGATATGTTACTAAACTTCACGCTTAGTTGGAGTAGGCAAGTCCACCCATGCCAGACATGATACGGAGGACGTTGTAGTTTGTCGCATAGACATACACGGATGAGGTCGTGACAGTGCCAACAGCGTTGTTGGAGACTGTGAGGAGGAGCGTGGTGTTATCAATGCGGGACAAGTTGCAGGTGCCGCTGGGTTGGTGCTGCTCAGGCTGGAGGGCGAATGAGTAGACGTTGATACCGACGGCGGGGATGTTGGTGTGGTGCTGGTAAGGCTGGACCTCGTTGAAGTAGCGTCCCTCGCGAACCTGGAACCGATCGTGACCGTTGAGCTGGAGGAGCGCAGTGACGACGGGGTTCTTGCCACCCATGCCCTCAACGCGGGTGACTGAGTAGCCAGACTCGAGGACGGATCTGTCCCACCAGTCTGAGAAGTTGAACGGCTGCTGTCCCTTCCAAGGGTTGATGGTGGCATCGGCGCAGTCCGTGTAGGAGTCGCGCTGGACAACCCAGATGAGCTCCTTGCACGGGTGGTTGAAGTTCAACTTGAGCTTGTTGGAGCTTGAGGTGATTGACTCCTGTCCAGTGAACTGGAGAACGTCGATCAGGTACTCGTGGGAGACCTGAGCGAACTTGCGGCGCTCATCCGTGTCGAGGTAGATGTAGTCGACATAGAGGGAAGCGGCGACAAGGTTGGCGTTGGCAACACGGTCACGGATGGTGTGCGTGTTGGAGAGCTGGGGAGATGTCTCCCAGCAGAGGTTCTTGAGGTCGTTGAAGATCAAGTTGATGCGGACCTCGTGGTACTGGAGGGCGATCAACGGGAGCGCAAGACCAGGGTTGCGGCAGAACCAGAACTGGAGCGGGATGTAGAGAGTGTACTCAGGGGCGCACTTGCCGACCTCGTTGGAGGTGTTGGGCTCGCCAGAGGCGCAGTCATCATCGCAATCCTCACCACCCTGGGTGATGAGGTTGGTGAGCTGAGGAACGTTGCCAACCATCTTGGCATAGCCAGCCTGCTTGCCCGCCTCCTGGGTGAGCTCGTTCCAGATGTGGAGCCACTGTCCGTAGTGCTTGTCGATGCGCTGACCGCCGATCTGGAGCTCAACCTCCTTGACGAGGTTGTGACCGACCCAGTTGAGCCAGCGGAACTGGGCACCAGAGCCGTCAGATGAGGCGAGGGTGACCTTGGGGAGAGTCGCCTGGAGGTACATGCGGTAGATCAAGTCGCCGTTGCGCTGGATCGTGCATGTGACCGTCTTGCCGAAGCCAGGGGAACCGTTGAACGGGTTCTCGATCGCCTCCATGGCGAAGTTAGTGTGACGGCGGTAAACCACCTTGAAGAAAGTAATCTGGGGGTTTCCCGTGAGGTAAACATCCTGAGCGCCATAGGCTACGAGCTGCATAAGACCACCACCTGTCATTTTAGTTCTATACCCTTCTCTTAGAAAAAAATTTGGCGGCGCG